ACCGGGGAGAACCTCCTAACGAGCCCTTGGCTCGTTACCCGCCACGGCAGCTTCCCAGCTGCCGCGGCTGATGCCTTGGTAGACATCGCGTGGTAACCAATCCCACCACGGGATTGTGTCAACCACGACTTTTAACCGTCGCACTGCTCTATCCGGCTCACGGACGTTTCCGTCGTGAATCGGCCCCGGAGTCCCGGGCTTCCGGTTGACAAATCCCCCGAAGGGGTGATCGTCAGGAAGAGATAAACAGTGGTCAGGCCCACGAAGATAACCACCCAGAACAGCCACACCAAAAGAAGCGTTAAAGCTCCCATCTGGCGTGTAGACCGGGTGCCAGCGCTTAGGACGACTTTGTAGCTTCCTATACTGAAAGCAATAGTCGTCTGTGACGCGTGGCCGCGTGGCCTTGAAGGGTACCTTGATGCCTGCATCATCTTGCTCACTCGGTGGAACCAGAAACGCTTTACGCGCTCTGATGCCCCCGTGAATGAGTTTGACTACGCAGGGTAGAGGCACACCGTGCAAAGCCGACCACCTGTTAAGGCGGTTTATGGCGGAATATCTATCAGCATCGTCACGAAGCCGACGAAGGTACACACCCCGGACGGGGTAGCCACCAAAGAAGTCGGCACCGCAGGACTCGCGGAAAGAGCCAGCGTGGAACGTCTTGTCAACGTTCACTTCATAACCAAGGAGCCCAAGAAGGCGAACGACCATGCTGTGTGCCTCGCGGCGCACAATAAGGTCATCACCGAAGACCCCAAAGTTCTTACTTTTACCTTCCCAGAGGGGCAACCCCCTGAGCTGATAAACGGCTCGAACAACCGCGGCAAAGATAGCAGTCTCAAGGGAAAACGTAAACGCGTTCCCCATCATACTGACCATCCCGAGCTCGATCTTACGGTTTTGGAATTCCGTAACAGGCGTACGAGTCGCCAGCACCCACTTTAAGAATGGTTGCGGCAGACTAAATTTAGCCAGAGCCAGAGATGTGCAATCGGAAGCACTCGTGAGATCGATGGTTGTAAAATCACCGGTCACAGAGGCCCTCCTAGCCAGCTCGCGATTTCGGTCAGGTTCAAGAGACAAATCAATGTCCCATTCCCTCAACCTACTCAGCGTAAAGCTGTCGACCCCCTTCTGAAGGGCCATGTTGACAGCTGGCTGGGTGCTGCACGTCCTTGCGATGTGCGTGTACTTAGGAGCAAAAAACAACCTACAACCTTCAACGATACCGAACCCGAACCTGTCGAAGCGCTGCTTTTCGGCAAGCGCCCACGTAGGGCTTCGTGAAACCGCTGTCCGGTAGAGTGAGATCAACCAGTCTGATGTCGCTGTTAAAGTAGACTCAAACACCTTCGTGTGGAAAGTACTCGAATCAGCCCCAACAACGGCGCCGGGCCCAAAGCCCACGCCGTCTGCGATAGCTGCGAAGTCACACTCATCTCCGATTCTCCAACCTAACAGCTCGTGAAGCTGGTTGACGAAGTGCCCGATGAGGTACTCGTCTTCCATCGTCTCGAGCTGCAGCGTCCAATTGCGCATTCGCTCGTTCACTGTCTGGAAGACAGCAAACGCGGCGGATTCTGCGCGCTTAGACACCCCTTGAGGCTCCCACTTTTTAAGAAAGGAACCCCGCAGTGCATGCACTGCAACCTCCACGCTGTCCATGTCGGACGTAATGAAGGGAACGGTTTTGAAGGCTTGAAGGTCGGCCGAAAGGGCCACCGAGAGCTGATGTGCTATGTCGGTGTTAGGCATGGCTGTTACACCATACCAGTGTTGACGGTGTCGACCATGCCCTGGGCAGCTGCCCAGGTCATGCCTGCGTGCAAACTCATGCACGCGGCGACTTCCACGGCGTCAGCCGTGTCGGCGCCCGCTGGGACCTCAGCCGTGGTCGTGACGACCATGACTCGACCGGGTTGCCCTGCGAGGGGAATCACACTTTTGCGCGTGATCCACTTGTAGACGTTCACCGGGACCCTGGGAAGGGCCCCTGTCACCGGATTGACCGCCGGAAGCCCTTGCAAGTTTGCAGGGCGGAAGGCGCTCAACGTGAACGGCCGGGAGGCCGAGTGAGCGACGACACCTGTCTGCGTTCCGCCGAGTGCGGATACGTAGTACTGCTTGCCCTGTGGGGACG